TCTCTTTATTTTGGTCAATGTGTTCACAGTAATTCAATGGTAGCAAAACCAGAACATCATGAAATGTTTTTGGCTTATGATTATGTAAGAGATGAGCCTTTGACATATGAAGAAGCAAAAGAGATACCAGATGATGACCCTAAACACTTAGATATTATCTATGGAAGTATAGATGACTTGGTAAAAGTAGGTGACAAATGGGTGATATGTGACAAGAAAACAACTGGTTCAATAGACTATTTTTCCAAGGCAACTAGTAAGGCAAGTGAATCTCATAAAGATCAAATTAACAGATATAGAGTATTGTTAAAAAAATGTTATGACATAGATGCAACATTTGGCTGTGTTATATACATATCCAATAGAATAGAAAAAGACAAAAGAGACAAACCAGTTACAATATCTTTCAAACTACAAGATATGGAAACTACTTTAATGGATATGATAGAAAAATCCAGAGTAATAAAGTCATCTTTGGTAGAAAAAACATTACCAGAAAGAACTAAATGTTTCCTCTGTGATGGCATGTGTCCATATGCATCAATGTGTTTTTCTGATGAAAGGAAACAGTACGAATAATGACTGGTTGTAAGGGAATATGTGATAGATTTCCATCTGCACATTATAAAACAATCAATTATAACGAAGGTAAATACTGTTACTGTAAGAACTGTAACAAAGGATATGAATTAAAAGTAATTAAAAAATTTAGATGCCCTTGTTGTAATGGAAAAGTTAGAACTAATAACAGAAGTAGAAGTAAGAAGGAGTGTTATTTTACAAGAATATGAAAGTAATATCACCAGAATGCCATACTCATAGACATTTTGACTGTCCTGTAAACAGAATTGGTATCAAATGCGAGTGTATATGTCACAAAATATCAGGAGAATAATATGCAGAAATGTTATAATTTTGTATGCCTCAATCAAGTAAAAGGAGGCAGGAAGGAAAAGGAGCAATTCTGTAAGTCATGTAGAATGTCTTCACAACCATATGTATTCTTATGTGATATATGTGAAACTACTTTTACTCACAGTGGTAGAGGTAGTTCTGGTGCTTCTGGTTGTGTACCGACAGTATGTAGTATCAAATGTAAGGTTATAAAACATAGTTTGTTATCTAAAGCTAGATATAGAAAAGCCAATCCTATAAAGACAAAAAAATGTCCAACTTGTAAAAAAATGTTCAAAAAGGCAGGGTCAAAATACTGTTCTAGTAGATGTTATCCAACTAATGTGAGTGCTATTAGAGAAAAAAGCAGAAAAACAAAAAGAGGATATAAAAAAATGCTTAGAATGTTATCTACATCACCATATTTAAAATGAACATATTCTTTAATGCCAATAACAAGGCAACATTAGAGGCATTACAGTCATGCGGTGTTAAAAATGTACTTGTATCTCATAAATACTCACATAATCTAAAACAATTCCATGAATGTTTTGAAAAGATATTTTTAATAGCAGGGGTTAACGGAGAATGTGATAAATATCACCAGTTTTTAAAAGATAACAGGGATTTATATACGCATGCGGCACAGTTTTTTGTCAACAATAATATGTTTGATACCATTAATCTGTTCAAAAAAGAGAAACAGATGGGGTTAGATACTATACCAGTACTTCAACAAGATTTCATTAAGCATTTAAGTCAACTTAATTTGCCAAGCGGATCAAATGTATGTGTTGGTAAAATGAGTGGAAGGCTTGATATGGAAGAGTCAATAAGACGTTTGCCTTTAAACATGAGTTATCATGGATTAGGTAAGGGTAAATACATCAATAAAAAAACATTTGAAAGTATAGACACCAGCCTCTGGATATCTGCGGCACTGGCTAAAAAATTTGATGTTTGGACAGGTAATTCATCTATACAAATAAAAATAAATCCTAACAACATGAATGATCCCATGTTAAAACATTACTGTGAAAAATATAAAGACAATATGAAAAAGATAGGTATTGATTATCAAGGAGTGTTAGATAATCATTATTATACAATGCTTAAACTACCCATAGCAGTTTATTACATGCCATTATGTAAATCACTGAATTCATATACAGATAACTTTATTAAGTAATAAAATTAAATGTTATATATTGGGAGATTTATTTAAAATTAAGCCTGTAGACGGTAAAAACATAGTTGTTGAGGATAAAAGGAAGACTATATCACCTTTTAACAGTGCTAAGCATTTTAAGGATGCAAACATACCAGCATACTGTAACCAATGCATGTATAGAAGTATTGATTCAGGTGGTAATGGTAGATGCCCTAAGTATGAAAAAGATGCGGTATGCAGTGTAAGAGAAGATTTTATCAAAGTGATAAATGAAATAGACACTAGAAAACCAGAGGATGTTAAGGCAATGGTGGACATGATAGCAAAACTTTCATTTGAAAATGTGCTTATGGCATTGACACAGGCTAAAATGGATGGTAATATACCTGACAGAAACACAAAATCTGAAATAAATACTTTCCTTAATATAGTAAAAACATTAACTGATCTATCTACAAAAATTATGGTAACAGAAACCAAGACAGTAGATGACAAGACTGGTGACATAACTTCTATATTCAAACAGATAAAGGCTCAGAAGAACGATGGGTAGACCTACTACTGAGGAGTTAGCAGAAAGACAAAATTTTGTACAAGCCATTGCAGAGTGTGCAGAAAGTCCTAGCAAGTTCAGTGAGATATTCTTAGGGCATAAATTATTTGATTATAATATTAAATATGTAGACTGTAAAGACAGATTCATAGTGTATAGAAGTGGAAGACAGGTGGGTAAAACAATGTCAACTGCTGTAAAAGCCATACATTTTGCATTTTTTGCACCTTTAATGTTAAAGACAATTAATAAAGAATGTACAATAGTAATTGCCGCACCTACACAAAATCAATCTGGTATCATGTTTGACAGGATTAGAAGCCTGATTATGGGTAATGATTTTCTTAAGAATTATGTTGTAAGAAACACACAGACAGAAATGACAGTGTCATTCCTAGACAACTCAGGAGTTTCAAAAATTGTAACAAGGGCTACTGGTGAAAAAGGTACAGGACTCAGAGGTTATTCACCTCATTGTATTATTGCTGACGAATGCAGTTTTATTAAGACAGATATTCTTAGGGCATTCCTTCCTTCTGGTATGGCTACACATGCTAGGGTATGGCTTACATCAACACCGTTTTCTAAATCAGGTTACTTTTATGAAGCGAGTATGAATAGTAAGCCTAAGAATCCAGATGGTTTATGGACTGAATTTCATGTAAAGTCAACAGACAACCCACTGATTCAAGAAGATCCTACATTTGTAGAGGAAATGAAGAAACTTACCAGAGAGGAATATGTACAAGAGGTTGAAGGTGAGTTCCTAGACATAGGTGATCAGTTAATACCTTATTCATTGTTAATGGAGGCTGTAAATGACAAACAGCCAAGAGGTAGGTTGAAGTATTATCTTGGTGTAGATGTGGCAAGAAGTGGTAGAGATGAAACAGTATTTACAGTCGTATCAGTAGATGAAGATGAACATGTGTTTGTAGAGGATATATTTGCTGAGACACAGTCAAATGTGGTTCAAGTATGTGGTAGAATAGGAGATATGGTAAGAGATTACAGGTTAGAAACAGTATTCATAGACGAGACTGGTCTAGGTGGAGGTCTTATAGACCTAGCTAGAGAGCAAGATATACCAGCAAGAGGGGTGGTATTCTCACTACAGGAAAAAGGTTCTATGTATAAAAATCTAAGACTTTTGTTTGAAAATCATAAAATAACATTGAAAAATGTTGATAAACTAATATATCAGTTGTCTTATTTAAAGAGAGATTACACTGAAAATGGTCAGATGAAAATCAAATCAGATGAACATGATGACTATCCAGACAGTTTAGTACTTGCATGCAGGGCATTAACTGCTGGTAATAACTGGTATGTGCTAGATGTTGGTAAAAACTTAAGAAAATCACTGTTTGGTTGATAGAATACTTTATATATTATAGTATTTATACTAAATTATGACTAATGAAAGACCAGAACCAATAGAAGAGGTCACTGATGATGAATTAGAAGAGGTTAAAAAGAAACCTGAGTTTAAATCTGCTGGTACGCAGGAAGAATTATTCAAATCTTGGTTAGAAAAGATGCAAGGTGCAGGAGATGCACGTTATGGTAATCAACATGAGACTGGAATTGAAGAAGACTGGATGAAACCAGTAGACAGTGAAACTTATATAGGAACAAGTGGGAAGAATAATGATAAACATGAATAAGATCACTAACACTAGAGTTGGCGATGATATTAATTATTTTGTTAACGGTATAGAAGGCACTGGTACTGTAGTTAAAATGAGTAATTCATATGTTACAGTATTTAAATCAGGAAAATATGAGGATATACCATTAAATGAGACATTTTTTGTCAAAGATATAGTATTAAACAAGACTTGGGATTCAATGGATGACGGTGAAAGACTCGATGCATTGTCTAAGGCACATGTTCCAAGTCCAAGATATGTCACTAAAACATGGGATCAATTACCAAAAGATCTTCAAGTATTATTGACTAAGAACAATTCAAGCAACGTATCTGCAAAAGAAGGTAAGGATGACGATGAAAACGTCACACA